ATCATAAAACAGCTAGAAAATAACGATGAGGTTGACCCTTGGGAAGTTATTGAGTTTCCTGCTATTAAAGATGATGGCGAAAGCCTTTGGCCTGAGTTCTGGCCTGTAGAGGAGTTGTTAGCTAAGAAAGCGGCGCTTGACATTAGGTATTGGAATGCTCAGTATATGCAAAATCCAGTATCTGAAGAAGGTGCTTTGATTAAAAGGGAGTGGTGGAACATCTGGGATAAGGAACAGCCACCGCAGTGTGAATTTATTATCATGTCGCTAGACGCGGCTCAGGAGGCAAACAACCGTGCGGACTTTAATGCGCTCACAACGTGGGGCGTCTTCTTTAACGAAGAGGTCAACAATTACAACATCATCCTACTTAATGCGATCAAAAAGCGGCTGGAGTTTCCGGAACTTAAGAAACTTTGTCTCGAAGAATATAAAGAATGGCAACCGGATGCGTTTATGGTTGAAAAGAAGTCCAATGGGGCGGCACTCTATCAAGAGTTCAGACGTATGGGTATACCAGCGCAGGAGTTCACACCTGGCAAAGGTCAAGACAAAATCTCTCGAGTTAATGCTATTAGCGATCTGTTCTCGGGAGGGGTCGTCTGGGCGCCGCCGCACCGCTGGGCGAAGGATGTAATTGAGGAATGTAACGACTTTCCTAGTGGTCTAAATGATGACTTAGTAGACTCAACTACGCTAGCTCTGTTAAGATTCAGGCAGGGCGGATTTATTCGTCTGCCAAGTGACGAACCTGATGACGATATACTTTACAAATATCGCAAAAAAGCAGCCTATTATTAAGGATAAATTATGGCAATAGATAAAGCAATGTACCAGGCCCCACAGGGTTTAGATCAACTTGACGAAGAGGGCGATCAGCCTGAGCTAGAAATATCTATTGAAGATCCCGAAGCTGTAGAGATTGGCATTGATGGACAACCCATCATGCGCATGGAAAAAGACGAAGAGCCAGAAGGGTTTGACGATAACCTTGCTGAAGTATTAGATGAGCAAGTACTTGCTACATTAGCTAGTGAATTGACTGGTGATTTTGATAATGATGTATCGTCAAGAAAAGAATGGATTCAAACTTATGTTGATGGTCTTGAGTTACTCGGATTAAAGATTGAAGAACGTGCTGAACCTTGGGAAGGCGCTTGCGGTGTATACCACCCACTCTTGTCTGAGGCAGTAGTCAAGTTCCAAGCTGAGACCATGATGGAAACGTTTCCAGCAGCAGGCCCAGTTAAAACACAAATCATTGGTAAAGAAACTCCTGAGAAAAAAGATGCCGCAGACCGCGTGCAGCAGGACATGAACTACCAGATTACAGATGTGATGAAAGAATACAGACCTGAGCATGAGCGTATGTTATGGGGCTTAGGACTTGCAGGTAACGCGTTTAAGAAAGTGTACTTTGACCCAAGCTTACAGCGTCAAGTATCTATGTACGTCCCTGCAGAAGATGTAGTTGTCCCTTATGGAGCTTCTAGCTTAGAGTCAGCTGAGCGTGTTACACATGTGATGCGTAAGACTGAGAATGAAGTACGTCGTTTGCAGCATGAAGGTTTTTACCGAGACGTAGACTTGGGCGAACCAACCCAAGTAATGGATGAAATTGAGAAGAAGATCGCGGAAAAGCTTGGCTTTAAAGCTACAACCGATGATCGTTTTAAGCTGTTAGAAATGCACGTAGAGCTAGACCTTGAAGGGTTTGAGCATACTGATGAAGAGGGCGAACCAACTGGCATAGCGTTGCCATACATCGTGACGATTGAAAAGGGTACTAATACTATTCTTGCTATCCGTCGCAACTGGAGACCAGAAGATGAACAACATCATAAGAGACAGCATTTTGTACATTATCCGTACATTCCGGGCTTTGGTTTCTACGCCTTTGGCCTTATACATCTTATCGGCGCTTTTGCTAAGTCTGGTACTAGCCTTATTCGTCAACTCGTCGACGCAGGTACATTATCGAATTTGCCCGGCGGGTTTAAGACCCGTGGTATGCGAGTTAAAGGAGATGACACCCCTATTGCCCCTGGTGAATGGAGAGACGTCGATGTGCCAGCTGGTACCATGCGTGATAATCTCTTACCTCTCCCCTACAAAGAACCAAGTCAAGTCCTTTACAGTTTATTAGGAACTATCGTAGAAGAAGGCCGCAAGTTTGCAGGTTCTGCGGAGATTCAAGCATCTGACATGAGCGCAAACGCTCCCGTTGGAACAACACTGGCAATTCTAGAAAGAACATTGAAGTCGATGAGCGCAATCCAAGCGCGTATTCACTATGCAATGAAGCAAGAGTTCCAGCTGCTTAAAGATATTATTAGAGATTACACGCCAGAAGAATATGACTATGAGCCAACCGAAGGCTCTCGTATGGCTAAGCAATCAGACTATGATATGGTGTTTGTAATACCCGTCTCCGATCCCAATGCGGCTACTATGGCGCAAAAAGTAGTACAGTATCAGGCTGCTTTACAATTGGCTCAAACTGCCCCGCAGCTATATGACTTACCAGTATTACATCGTCAAATGTTGGACGTGTTGGGAATCAAAAACTATCAAAAGCTGGTACCACTACCAGAAGATATGAAGCCACAGGATCCTGTGACAGAGAACCAAAACGTATTAGTAATGAAGCCGGTCAAAGCGTTTGCTTACCAAAACCATCAAGCCCATATCGCGGTCCACATGGCGGCGTTGCAAGACCCACACATTAATGCTCTGTTACAAAACAACCCTATGGCACAGCAGATTGCGCAAGCTATGATGAGTCACGTTAACGAGCATATTGGCTTTGAGTACCGTAATCAGATTAGTCAGCAAATGGGTATGCCTTTACCAGCGCAACAAGATACTCATATGGAAGGCGAGCAAGATGTTGGCATGACCCCAGAAATGGAAGCTAAGTTAGCTCCTATGATGGCACAAGCAGCTCAACAACTACTGCAGCAAAATCAACAGCAGGCTCAACAAGCCCAGGCGCAGCAGCAAGCTCAAGACCCAATCATCCAACTGCAACAACAAGAACTGCAGATCAAGATGGCTGAACAACAACGTAAAGCTAAGAAAGATCAAGACGACTTCCAGCTTAAGATGCAACAGATTCAACTTGAGGCAAAACGGATTGCTGCTCAACAGGAAACTGAAGGAGCTAAGATGGCAATCCAAGCATCACTCGCTAAGCGCAAAGAAGTAGCCGACCATACGCTCGAGGGCGCGAGAATGGCTATAGACGTAAGCAAACAGCGCGAACAGATGATGCATCAGAAGGATGTTGCAAAAATGCAAACAGAGGCGCAAAAAGAATCAGCTACGAAACAAACTGAGACTAAACCAAAGGAGAAAGCTAAATAATGGATGCCCACCAGGCTTTAAGTCATATAGTACGACAACTAGATGAACGGATTTTGCAACTTCAAGAAAGCTTAGCAGACGACAACTGTAAGACGATTGAAGACTACAAAAAAGTATGCGGAGAAGTAAAAGGTCTCTTTGCCGCACGAAACTTTATAACTGACCTTAATAAAACTATGGAGAACTCCGATGAGTGACCAAACGGTAGTAGATTTAAGTCAAGCGATTGACTTACGAGCAGTAATGAGAGAAGCAGAAGAGAAAGCCAAACAACTTCCCGAGCCAAAAGGATATCGCATTTTGTGCGCAATCCCAGAAGCAGAAGAAGCTTTTGATAGTGGCATCCTTAAATCAGACGAAACTCGTCGGCATGACGAACTTCTAACCACAGTTCTTTTTGTGGTCAAGATGGGACCAGATTGCTATAAAGACCCAGAGCGTTTTCCAACTGGTGCGTACTGTCAAGAAGGTGATTTTGTATTAACTCGCCCAAATGCAGGTACCCGCCTTGTAATTCACGGTCGTGAGTTCCGCATTATTAATGATGATTCCGTAGAGGCTGTAGTCCAAGACCCACGCGGCATCACACGTAAATTTATTTAAGGAGGATATATGCCAGAAGAATTTAAATTCCCTGACGAAATGGAAGATCAGGGTAAACCCGTAGATGCATCTATGGATACAACAGAAGATGATGAGGAGTTTAGCGTTGAGATTGTTGACGACACTCCTAAAGAAGACCGCAATAGAAAGCCACTAGACCCAGAAGCTAAGGAACAATTAGAAGCTTTAGATGAGTCTGAT